GGTGAAGACGAACCTTTAGACGCTTAAGGCTCAGTAGATGACTACCCAGAAGTTTTTTACCAGTAGGGTACACACTAGCTCTACAGTATTTGTCGGCGATAAAGGTCGCATGTTCTATGATGAGGCTACTGGAGAACTGCGGTTGAGCGACGGCCATACTCCTGGCGGCGTCGCCATTTCGATCAATGCCAATGTCATCACTACTGAAAGTATTTTACCAGATACTGATAACATCTACGGTATTGGAGATCCTACTCACAGATGGAATCATCTACACATAGGTGACGGTGGTATCTACTTTGATAGTAATCAAACTACATATGCCCAAACTGTACCCTACATTCCAGGAGCATTGACAGGAAGTCTAGTTCCGGCCACAGACAACGGAGTTAATCTAGGCAACACCAATCATCGGTTTGCCAACATGTATCTAGGTTATGCCGGATTGTTCCTAGCAGACCAAACCACAGATGCCAACATCAATATCACAGTTAACAGTGGTACCTTGTATGTTGCTGGCGCAGCCAACTTGGCCATTGGCAATCTAGTCATTAGAGATACTACCCTACAGAGTTTAACAACCAATCTAGACATTAACATAGGTGAAACCAACGACACTGGCTTCTTCTACGTTCGACGCAAGGCTCAGTTTGATAATGAGTCATTTGGCGCAACAGAAGCCATGGTGTCAATGAATGCGTCGGGCGGTGCTGATCCAGCTACCGTATTTCCTGACACAGTATTACAAACAGTCAGTCGCCCTAACAAGAATAGTCGCGTTATTCAAAGAGCATATGGTAGCACAGGTAATGTGGGCGGCGACAACAGTTATGCAGTATGGGGCAGTTATGCAGCCCGTGGTAATACAGCAAATCCAGCTGCATTGAAGAAAGATGATATCCTAGCACGATTAAGTGCCAATGGTTACGGAACTACTACTTGGGGTTCAGGTGGTGCTAGAGTTGAATTTGTAGCACTGGAAAACTTTACCGACTCTGCTAAGGGTACTCGTATCAACTTCTGGACTACACCAGAAGGACAAATAGCTTCACAAAATGTAGCATCAATTAATAGTACTGGCGTCGTAACTGCTGGTGTAAAGTTTAGTAATGATAACACACTACAAACCACAGCTGGTATCCCGCTCTCAGCCAAAGCAGTCACCAGTGCTACCTATGTGGCTACTCTGGGAATAGATGGCAAGCTAGACGCAAGTCAGATCCCGGGAAGCCTAACAGGTGCTGTTGTGTTTAAAGGTGTATGGAATGCCGCAACCAATACTCCCGCATTGAGCGATTCAACTCCAGCAGGCTTACTAGCAGGCTGGGAATACATTGTAGAAGTGGGTGGAACACGCAACATTGGCGATGACTCAAAAACATTCTTAGCCGGTGACTTTGTTATATTTGATGGCACACATTGGAAACAAGTTCCAAGCGGTAATGCGTTTGTTAGCCTAACAGGTGGCGGACATGTCACAGTAAATCAATCTACTGGTGCTATAGTATTGGGCAGTGATGCTACTCCTAATTCAACCACTGCTACTATTGTAAGCCGAGATGCCAGCGGTAACTTTAGTGCCAACATAATCACTGCCAATTTAACTGGTGTGGTCACTGGATCAGTCAGTGGCAATGCTGGATCAGTTACCAATGGAGTTTATACCACAGGTGATCAAACGATTGGTGGAACAAAAACGTTCTCCAGTACAATCAATGGAACTATCACCACAGCCACATTTGCGCAGAGTTTTAACACAGGCACACTGGTAACTAATGCAGTCAATGCACAGGTAGCAACCACTACTACTAACTTCAATACAGGCACACTGGTAGCCAATGCAGTCAATGCACAGGTAGCAACAACTACAACTAACTTCAATACAGGCACACTGGTAGCCAATGCAGTCAATGCACAGGTAGCAACCACTACTACTAACTTCAATACAGGCACACTGGTAACTAATGCAGTCACAGCAAGAACTGCCACTACGGCAACTAATCTTGCTGTAGCCACATCATTATTTGCTGGACAACTAGCTGCTGCTACCGGTAGTGTTCCTAAAAATTCTGTAGCTACTGTTACATATACTATAACCGGACTAACTACTAATCACAAAATTATCATCACTCCTGGTACAGTGATGCCCGATCGTCAGTTTGCTGTAGTAGCAGCTTGGGTCAGTAGTGCAAACACAATTAGTATTCAGTATGCTAATAACACCGGCGGTGCTATCAGTGTTACACTTGATATTAATTATTTTGCCTTTATCTAATGGATGTTATTTGGATCAGCCCTGTAGTTAGGGGTGTATGTGATTCAAACAAATGCGGTGCTGGTTGTTGTCAAGTTCGTGTATTTGATAGAAATGGAAACTACACTATAGAACCTTGCGAACATTTGGATACTGTTATATTAAAATGTAAAATATACGAAAATAGATTTGATGGATGCAAACTCTATCCAACTGTGGAAAATCTACAGAGAGAAACATATATTGGCTGCGGATACTATTTAGAGTAACACCATCCCAAGAACCTTGACTTTGCTCGCTGCTAATGTATAATTAGTAGTATGAAAATCGCTATTATCGACATCATCGGCATACCCTACGATGGCACTACAGTATTCAAACAAGGGTTAGGCGGCAGCGAAAGCGCAGTTACTTTGATGAGCAAGGAACTGGCAGCTTTGGGATTCGAAGTTACAGTTTTCAATAACTGTATTGACCATGCCGTCCCAGGTGTTTACGATCGCGTGACCTATAGGCATTTGAATGATTTGGCACAGGATCACTATTTTGATATAGTGATCAGTAGCCGCACAGTTATCCCATTTGTTGATCCCGGGCAGTACGATAAGTTGACTGACCGCCGTGCTTGGCCATTCCATGGTATGAATCTATATGATAGGATACTAAGCAAGGCCAAAATGCGTATCCTTTGGATGCACGACACATTCTGTTTAGGCGACTTGCTGATCGAAGAATTGGCACTCGCAGACCGCATCACAGATATCTTCACACTCAGCGATTGGCATACTACCTATGTGCTGAACTGCGACCACGGTAAGAGACGCAACTTCGAAGTGCTCAAGCGTAAGATCTTTATCACACGCAATGGCGCTTATAACTACAATCCCGAAGTAGACATCAAGGCCAAGGATCCCAACCTATTTGTCTACAATGCATCAGTTACCAAAGGTATGATGCCTTTAGTCAATCATATCTGGCCTAGAGTCAAAGCACAGATCCCTGATGCACAGTTAAAAATCATTGGCGGCTACTATAGATTCAGTGAAAGCTCGGAACCTGATCAACAGGAAAAAGATTGGCGCGTCATGGCAGCTGACCCAGTCAATGCTGAACGGGGCATCGACTTCACAGGTGTCATACCACAGAATGAGATTGCCAACATATTGAGTAAGGCCAACTTCATGATCTATCCATGTGCCTTTCCCGAGACATATGGCATCAGCACACTGGAAAGTCTGATGTACAATACGCCCAGTATCACCTGTAGGTTCGGTGGTTTAGAGGAAATAGCACTGGAGCAGGCCTGCTACCTAATTGACTATGCCGTGGAACCCAACAACTTGTTCCAGCACATTGATTTACCCAGCCAAGTAGACAAGTTTGTGCAAGTGGTAGTGGAAGCATATCATAATAAGTATCTACACCAACAGAAGCAATACTACTGCAACATCATCAAAGACATCGCAGGGTGGGATAGCGTAGCAAGACAATGGCGTCAACACATGTTCCGTAAATGCGGCGCATATTTGCCAGCAGCAGAATATAGAGAAGTCACTAAGATCAATCGCAGACTGCACAAGATATACGGACGCAGATATCACAACTCAGTTGAACTAGAAGATTACAAAAGCGGCAAGGAACAAAAGATCGTAGTGATCAGCACCATGTACAATGCTGAACAACATATCGAACGCTGTATACAAAGTGTGGCGCAGCAGGACTACAGCAACTACCACCATATCATAATAGATGATGCATCCACAGACGGTAGTATGGGCAGAGCTGTGGAAGCAGTCTATCGACTACCTAAGGATGTATTCCCCAAGTTCAGCTGCGTCCGCAAAGATGAGAACATGGGTGCTGTTCGTAATCAAGTAGAAGCCATACGCTCTATCGTAGAGGATGATGCTATTGTCGTCATACTGGATGGTGACGACAGCTTGATCAATGACAATACTGTATTCAGCTATTACAACACTATCTATGATGGTACCACTGAATTTACCTATGGATCCTGCTGGAGCATGGTTGATAACATTCCTTTGATTAGCCAACCCTATCCCGAAGAAGTAAAAAGACAAGGTGCATATAGACAGCATCACTTCAATTGGATACTGCCCTATACACATCTGCGCACGTTTAAGAAGCGTTTGATGAATGGCTTGACTGATGATTTATTCCAATATGACGATGGCACATGGTACAAGGCAGGTGGTGATGGCAGCGTATTCTATGCCTTGATAGAAGCAGCAGATCCCAGCAAGGTAAAATGCCTACAGGATGTTGTTTATAACTACAACGATGCCAGTCCGTTGAATGATTATAAAGTTAATGCTGAGGAACAGAATAGAGCAGCCAGGGATATAGTCAACAAGCGTCGAGTAGAAAAGTATAGTGTAATCGTGCCCACCATGTGGCGTGTGGCTGATCAGTTTGTAAACTTCCTACATGTACTATGTGACTGTGAAGCAGTTGGTGAGATTATTATCATCAACAATGATAGCACCAACACCCCTGCTGATCTCCATCATCCTAAGATACGCATGTTCGATCTAGGACGCAATACCTTTGTAAACCCTGCATGGAATTTTGGAGTTGAGCAAGCATTGTACGATAGATTATGCATAGTCAACGATGATGTTGTCTTTGATACGAAAGTGTTTGATCGACTGCAAAACATGCTGATTCCCAGCAATGGACTGTTTGGCCTGCATCCTGGGATCGAAGTGTTCAATCAAATACCCATCACTGACAAGAGCATTGATATTGTAAAATGGGCTCCGGGCAAGCACACATATGGATTTGGCAGTATGTTCTTCTGTCACAAGGCATCATGGCATCCTATTCCCAGTGGCTTGGATGTGTTCTTTGGTGACAATTACATCTTCGATCTACAGATTGCCATGGGCAAGCCCAATTACTTCATTGCTAATTTAGATTTCGAAACCAAGTTTGCTGTGACCACTAGCGATCCTACACTGACAGGCGGCGCATTGGATCGTGAGCGTGCGATATACGATAATACCATACAACCCCAGTTACATGACATAGCCCGCAGACTCATGTCTGCACCTGTTGCTGTACAGGAAACCAAGCCTTGGGATAAGAACAAGAAACGAATCCTAGTTGGAATACCCACAGCCAAATACATCGAACCTGAAACTTTCAAAGCTATCTATGATTTAGAAGTTCCAGATGGATATGAAGTAGACTTCCAAACATTCTACGGCTATA